ACTTAGGGGCAGTATTTTATGCCCCTTTTGTTATACTTAGGGGGCCCGAGCGAAATTCATGGGTCCTTCCTAACCTACAAACGTTTCCCAGAGGGGGCTTTTTTGTATGCTATAATATTCGAAAAATAAAAAATTCCGCCATGAAAATTCTCCCCACAAAGTTCGCAAGGTATTCTAAATATTTTTGAAAACCTTTGAAGAAAAAAAATTTGCCCAGAAAAAAATCATGAAAAAAGACGGATATGGAGACTTTGATAATATTCTGAATAATTTTGATGAATTTTGTAATAGTTTTGAGACGAGAGCAGCAGAGGCATATATGAGGGGGGATGATAATGAGCGAGTCATACGAGAAGCTAGTGAGCGACTTAGAGGAAAGGGTGAAGGTATTAGAGGAGAGGGTGAGGGAATTAGAGAGACCGACGATAGCATACAGGCGCCCGAAGGCGAGTGAGTATGAAAGTTTGTCAAACACTCTAGATTATTTGCACAATAGTATAGAGGAGATGAGATGCCAAATATTGTTGGACCAGAGACAGTAGACACACCTAGTACTGATGGGAATTGTGCATATGCTGCAGCGCCATTAGGAGGTACGCCGTATGTATCACCTAATGTTGTTATAGAGGGACAACCAGCAAGGATATATAATTCGTTGAATTTACCTGCGAGCTCGCAGCCTGCGAGTGTAGCAGGAGTAAAGATAAATCCATTAATACCTTTGCCATGTCAACCAGGGATGCGAAGGATCGATCCAGTAGTAAACAAGACGGTGTTTATAAATGGACAATTATTCGCAGTTACTGGAGACGAGGCAGATTTAGTGACTGGGATATCAACACCAAGGACCTTGACAGGACCGTTTAGTTATCCTACAATACAGATTGGAACACAAACCTTAGGAGAATAGTTATGGCACGAAGCAAAGTTGGAATTAGCGGTAAGCAGATTATTGAATCTAAACCGAAGGGCACACGACAGGGTGAAGGGCAACATACAAAGTATGCTGCAACAAGTCGTAACAAAGCACGTAAAGCATATAGAGGACAAGGAAAGTAATGAAAGATTTACTGTTCATCTCACAGGATAAAGAGATGGCACTTATACAGGAGATGACATACAAGATTCAGATGTCAGATTGGGATATACACCCAAGTAAGACATGTTTTTTGTGTGTTTCTCCTGATTATTCTAGTATTGTCACCCAACATCTCTCGCATTCATTATCAATGGATCGGGAGATTTTTCATATTGAGGCAGTCAATGTGCCATTTCCTGATGAAGATATTACGAAGTATAGGATTGACTTTGAGATAAACCTTGCACAGTGGATATTAGAGTGGGATAACTTTGTATTATGTGAAGCAGGTGTTATCCGAGGAGGTAATTATACATGGATTACTGATTGTATTAAGAAGTATAATGATCTTTGTGGGAAGAATTATTATACGTTATCACTTTGTGAGAATATAAGTAGTAAATATAAGAGTGATCTGGTTTCACTATATTATGATGATACTGTGAAAGATTTACATTTCTGGTGGGAGAGACCGAATAATCACTGGGCATGAGTGCCGAAACCGAAAATCCGACTTTAAAGGGATAGTAACCCCTTAAAAAGTTCTAGATAACATCTAGCGGAGAAAAAGGATGGGATTATACCCAGTAGATAAAGGAAATGAATTTCTTGAAGAAGGTAAAACACTTATCACCGAACATGATAGTGAGAAGTACCTGAGACAGCACAGAAGGGCAAAGAAACGTGATGAACTATACGATCTACCAGAAGATCGTTTATCACGTCCCTGTGGCGGTTCTGGAGGGTTTGATGACTTTGTAGAGCGATGGCACGAGTGAATAAATAATTGCAGACTATTGCTGTGTATAGATGTCAACCTTTCAGACATTCAAGGATTTGAGTGTTACATTTAAGAAGCATCCTGTTACGAATGATCTAGTAACTGTAAAAGATAAAGCTGCTATTGTTCAGGCAATAACAGGATTGCTTCTTACAAGAAAGGGTGAAAGACCATTTCAACCAGAGTTGGGATGTGGTATTCAGAATATATTATTTGAACCATTAGATTTTGGTAGTGCTGGTATCATCAGATCTGAGATTCGTGATGTATTGAATCGTTATGAACCACGAATTGATGTAGATTCGATCAGATGTACACCAGATGAAATGAATAATGGGTATGAAGTTGAATTGACATATACTATTATTGGAAGAGATGATGCACCAATAGCAGTAGAATTCTTCTTAGAGCGTACACGATAATGCCATATACTCAGGTTGCAAACTTAGATTTTGAAGATATAAAAGATGCTCTAAAGGATTATCTTAGAGCACAATCAGATTTTACTGATTATGACTTTGAAGGATCAGCACTATCTGTGTTGATTGATACTCTTGCCTATAACACGTATTATACGGCATTTAACACCAACATGGTGGTGAATGAACTATTCATAGATTCTGCCACCTTACGAGACAACGTAGTAGCATTAGCGAAGCAATTAGGATACAGACCGAAGAGTATCACTTCACCTACTGCTTATATTTCGTTTACTGTAAATTATACAAATCCAACAACTGATACTGAGTTATTATTGAAGAAAGGAACGGGATTTATTGCCTCGTTTGATAATAACATCTATCAATATGTTGTATTAGATGATGTAAAGGCACAAGTTGTAAATCAGACTGCAGTATTTACAGATGTTCCCATTAGAGAGGGAACACAGATCACAAATACATTTGTAATCAATACTGCATTAAAATCACAGAGATTTATTCTAGATAACCAGAATATTGATACAAATACGATTAGAGTAAAGGTATTTCCTACTGGTGGATCATTCAACGAAGAATATTTGGTATCTGATAACATCTTAGGAGTAGATGGATTATCAAAGATCTTTTTCTTAGATGAGATTGATGATGAGAGATATGAGATTCTGTTTGGTGATGGTGTTATTGGTAAGAAATTAGATAATGGAGCAAGAGTAGAAGTTTCTTATATTACTACTGCAGGACCAGAGACAAATGGAGTAAAGACATTTGTATTCTCTGGTGTATTAGAGAATCCTGATGGTGTATCACCAAATTCATTTGATGTAACGATCAATTCCACTATTGCATCTTCTGGTGGTGAGGAGATGGAATCCATCAGTAAGATCAAGTTTAATGCACCAAAAACTTATGGTACGCAGAATCGTGCTGTGACTGCAAGTGATTATGATGCAATTGTACGTAATGTATATCCAGCAGTAAGTGATATCATTATCTTTGGAGGAGAGGAGCAAGATCCTCCAAGTTATGGTAAAGTCTTTGTTGTACTAAAACCAACAAATGCTGCATTCCTTACATCTATTACAAAGAATGAAATTATTGCAGAATTGAAGAAATTTGTTGTTGCTTCTATTCAACCAGAGATTTTAGATCCATCTATTCTCTATGTTGAACTGAGTAGCAAGATTTTCTATGACACGTCAATCACAGATCAGACTCCTGCTCAAATTAGAGACAAAGCAATTGGAGCAGTTCAGGATTATTTGAATACATCTAGTGTTGAGAAGTTCAACGGTAAGTTTAGGTATAGTAAAGTAGTAGGTGTTATTGATAATGCAGATCGTAGCATCACATCTAATCTTACATCTGTAACTATGAGGAAAGATTTCTTCCCTCAGTTGAATTCAACCTTCTATTATGAAGTATGTTTCCAGAATGCATTTGATGTAGATTGCGATGATCCAGTCCTTTCTACAACTGCATTTAGAGTTACTGAGTATCCCAATTTTGATGTGTATTTAGAAGACAGGGATGGCAAAATTGTCCTATATAGACTAGACCCTCTAACTGGTGAAAAAGTTGTTCTGAACAAAGAAATTGGTGATATTGATTACGCAAAAGGTGAAGTAAAATTATACAATTTGACTATTATTAAAGGCAGCTTTACAGACAATAGAATTTCAGTAAGAGTAAAACCACTATCTAATGATATCAAGGCACTTCGTGAAGTTTACCTTGATGTTGATGTTGCAAATTCAAGTTTCGTTGCTTACAAAGAGTAATTAGATGAACGTAAAGACCAAGAGAATTTCTACTCTTATTGAATCTCAACTACCCGAGTTCATCTCTACAGAGTATGAACTTTTTGGGAAGTTTGTTGAAAAATACTACGAGTCACAAGAAGTACAAGGTGGTACTTTAGATGTGATCAATAATATCCAAAAATATTTGGATATAGATTTTTATGAGAAAAATATTCTTAAGCAAAATGATTCTCTAGCTTCTTCTGTTACTTCATCAGATAAGACTATTACTCTAAATGATGCTTCTTCATTTCCAGAGAAGAATGGATATGTAAGAATTGGCGAAGAAATTATTTTTTATGCAACTAGAAATGACACTCAGTTGTTGGAGTGCTCTAGAGGAGTAAGTGGCAATACTACATTAGGAGATCTATACAATTCTTCTAGTTTTCAATCCACTATTGCAGAACCACATTCTGTTGGTGATACTGTATATAATATCAGCAATCTGTTTTTATATGCATTTGTAAGAAACTTTGAGTCGCAGTATCTTGCATCATTCCCAGAAAAATATCTAAAGAGTGATGTAGACAAGAGAACTCTGATTAAAAACATTCAGAAGTTCTACAAAGCAAAGGGAACAGAGAGTTCTATTCGCTTTATTTTCAATTCTATTGTTGCTAGGGATATTGAAAATGTTCCTACTACATACAATCCAAAAGATTTTACACTAAAGGCATCAACTTCCGATTGGGAAACTTCGTATTCACTCAAAGTGAAGTTGGTTTCTGGTGATGTTAATGATCTTATTGGTAACCAAATTATTCAGAATGATCCTACATTTGGATATGCATCTGCTATTGTAGATAATGTAAGGAATATTGGTGGAGAAGACGGCGAGCAATTATATCAAATTATATTAAATCCATCTACTGTTAATGGTAACTTTAGAGTATCTACTAGAACAAAATTAGAAAATCCTATTTCTGCAACTGCAACAGAGGGAGATAGAGTTACAGTAGAATCTACTTTAGGGTGGGGTAAGACAGGATCATTTGTAATTGGATCAGAAAGATTTTTCTACGATCAGAAAAACGCAAAGCAATTTTACATCAAGTCCAGAACATCATCTATTTCATATACAGCAGGTAAAGAAATATATGATTATTCTCCAGTAGTATCTGGAAATACTGAAATTATGGTGTTTGGTGTTCTTTATGATTTACAAAAGACTCTAAATCTACCATATTCATCAGTAGGTGATAAGATTGAAAAAACTGAGTCTGGATTTACTACGAGGGATCGTATCATCACAGATCCAGTATCAGGAGCTCTGAGATGGAAAATTAATGATGACAACTCTTCACCAGTCATTCAAACAAATCCAGCACTACAATCTCAAGTAAATAAATTTATTGCAGAAGTTTCTGCAATATATGAAGACGATCAATACTACTATATTTGTTCATCTGGATATCCATCATATGATATATTGTCGTCTTCAGTATCTGCAACTTTAGAAGATCCAAAGAATCTAAAGGTAATCAGAAAATCCCCAATTGAAACTACCGAGATATACGAGACTCCAGCAAATGATGTTGGTGTTTTTGTTGATGGTACACTAGCATTTGGTTATAAGGATGAAGACTTTGTAAGTTATGGAAATATTGTAAAAACAAATGTTACTTCAAAAGGTAACGGATATGTAAATCCTCCATTTGTTCTTATCAATAATGTTCCTGGAAAAGCAGAGTCCTCACTTTTAGGAGAGACTGTAGGTTCCATTACTATTACAAATAACGAAATTTACACAGAAAATCCACAAATTACAATAACTTCTGGAAGAAATGCCGTAGTGAAGGCAGTAGTTACTCGTGGTCAAATTACAAGCTTAGTAATAGAAAATCCAGGAGAATATTATTCAAGTCCTCCTTCTATTGTTATTACTGATACAAATGGCAAAGGAAGATTTGCAGAATATGAAGCTATAGTTTCTAAAGATGGTCAGATTGTTGATTTTACTCAGATAAGCACAGGAAGACTATATGGAGCAAGTACTGTAGAAGTTACTGTTGTTCCACAGGGTTCAGGTGCTACTGCAAGTGCAGAAATCAAAAAGTGGATAAAAAATAGATACAAAAAGAACCAGTCTTCACTTGACACAGCAAATGGTTATGTTTTCAACTTCTTCAACAAAAAGCAATATGGTATTGTAGCAAATCCATTAAAGCTTAGAGCATTAGTTGGAGATAACCTCAATAGTTTATATCAAGAACCATCTACAAAAACTCATTCAAAAATACTTGGATATGCATATGATGGCAATCCAATATATGGACCATTTGGATATTCCGAACCTGGAGATCCATCATCTTCTATTGCCAGATTAGAATCTGGTTATACTTTGAATAGTTCAAGACCTAATGGACCTTCTGTATCTCAGTACCCATTAGGAACCTTTATTGATGACTATACTTGGTCTCAGACTCAGGAAACAGGAAAAACTCGTTTAGATAAGAATAATGGAAGATTTTGTGTAACTCCAGATTATCCAGAAGGAACTTATGCATACTTCATTTCAACTAATTCTTCAAATGCTCCAACCTTCCCATTTATTATAGGAAAGAATTTTTATTCTCTTCCTATAAGTTCTAATTATGATTTCTCAATCTCACAAAATGATATTCCAACAAATAGCAAGAGATTGAATGCCAACAACATTAGTGCTAATGGTTATGGTTCTCAAGCAACAATTCAATCAATCACCAAGGGTTCTATATCATCAGCATTAGTTGAAGATTCACCAGAAACATTCTCAGTTGGGTCTCAATTAGCATTATCTACTACAGGTGGTGGAGAAGGTGCCGCAGCCTCCGTAAGTAAAGTTTTTGGAAGAAATGTAGAAGCGATTGAAAGTGTACAAAATAAAGTTGTACAATTAAAGACAAAATCTCAAATTTATTTCTTTGAAGGTGACACAATCACTCAAGAAAATACTGGTGCTACTGGTGAAATATATGGTAATTCGTTTAGCACAGATCAAGTATTATTGAGAACAGTTACTGGTAATTTTAATCTTACCGATAGAGTATCCTCTAATACAAATGTATTGAATGTTATTGTAGATAAACAATCTGAATTTACGAAAGGTGCTGTAATAAGTCTTTTTGATGGAATTGATACTATTATTGCAACTGGTGAAGTATTAGAATCAGTAAACGATCAAAACTCGGTAAAAGTAAAAGTATTATCTGGATCATTTATTATTGATGAAGACTATATTATTTCTAGTAGCGTAGGATCTGACACTCCTGGATCTAGAATTATTTCTATCATATCACTAAGTGAAAATATTGAATTATTCTCCAAGAAAGAGAATATTGCACTAGTAAGAACTACAGATAATCATAATCTAGACATAGATGATCTGGTAGATATTGAAGTAACTCCTGATGACCTAGTAACAGAAACTACTTATTATGTAAGAAAGAAAAAGTATCAAACTGTCCAACTAGAAACTCCAAAGTATGATTCTAGTATAAAAGATACTGGTATTGGAAGAATTGATACTTTAGTTAGTGGAATTGATTATGCAGCATCTACTTTTGGTGGATCTACATTTACCGATGTTGAAGTTTTATTCTCAAATCCAGAGTTATCAAGAAATTCAGTAGGTCAAACAGTTGGTGTTTCTTCGGACTCTGTTATTGGTAATGAAGATGGTCAAAATAACGCAAGAGCAACTGTAGTTGTTGGTAATACAAAAGTAGTAAGTGCTTATAATGAAGCTATCAATACAATAACTATTGATGATGCATCTGATATTTTTGTTGGGACTAATATTCGTGGAGAAAATATCGCAGATGGAACTACTGTTCTATCTGTTGATACTACGACAAATGTAGTTACATTAACTAATCTAGATGTAGATTTCCCAATTACTGGCGTTGTTTCATCAGTTGTTTTCAATCCAGGTGTTGTAACATCCGTAACAATAACATCCAAAGGAAAAGATTATAGAAGAGGCGATACCGTATCATTCAAAGATTCTGACTTAGATAAGGGCACAGTACCAAATAGCAGAGATTATCTTGCTATTGTAGATCATGTTGGATTCTCAAGATCAAATGCGGATTTATTTGTTGCAGATGTAAGAGAGGTATCTGCCGATGATTTGATTCAAATTGGAGCAGAAATAGTAAAAGTTGTTTCTGTAGATAGTCAGACTAATAAATTAGTTGTTTTGAGAGGTCAAAACAATACTAATGCAACAGATCATTTTAATGGCACAAATATTGGTTTTGCACTTCCTGAATATAGATTTACGATTGGTTCTCAATTGAATGGAGCAAATCAAGAAGATCCATTTGTAGTATCTTACGAAAGAGAAACACAAACTCTGACTCTATCATATAACTATGGCGTTTCTAATGTAAATCAAGTTCAAACAAATTCTCTATTTGTTGACAATAGTGTCCCAGCTAAAAGAGTCAAAGTAAATAAACTGATTAGAATTTCTAATAGATTTGAGTACTCAAAAGATAATGCTACCTTTAGCATTCTTCAGAATCTAGATCTACAAAGAAAATATTTGTATAAGTTTGATACAAGTCATTTTTCTATGGCAAATACTTACTTAGAGTTCTCTCCAAGTAACAATAGAAATATTATTGCAGTAGATAGTTTTAGATCAAGTGTAGATCCTGGCAATTCTGGATCTTTCATTAAACTAAAACCAGGAGAAGATTTTATATACTTCTATGGGACAACGCTAAACAACGATTCTGTTATTGATAATTTTGGACTTATAGACTCTGCTTCACAAAAAGTGGAGTACACAAGATACTATTTCTTTGACAAAAATAATGACGTAGACGTTAATGAAGGATTTTTCAACATTACTCAAGATCCTTTACAGGGACAAAAGAAAGTAATATTCATTACTGATACGGGATTTGCGTATGATTATTCTATAGCACCACAATACGATGGTTCTGGAGAGATCAAATATACCACTTCAAATCCCTCTGCGATCGGAAAAATAAATTCTATCAAGATTGATAATGTTGGTAGAGACTATGATTCAATCCCTTCCGTTATTGGTGTTAGACCAACTGCATCATATGAAGCTACTTTAGACCTTTCATATGATCCTATAGGTAATAAAATTACCGCAGTTTCTGTTGCTGATGGTGGTTCTAATTATGTGAATGCAAAAGCGGTTATTACTGGCAATGGATCAAAAGCACAGATAGATCTTTTTGTCAAAGATGGTGTAGTTATTTCTGCGGATCTTAAGAATGGAGGAGTAAACTATACAGAAAAACCAACCGTAAAAGTAGTAGAATCTTCAACCAAAGTTTATTTACAATCAAAGAATATTGGTTTGCCAGAGAGAATAAAGGTAGAGAACAGCGGATTCTTGTTTACAAATGACCACACCATTCTTAGAGATTATTCTTCAAGCATCATACTTCTACTAAAGGATTTTCCTGAAAATGCATTTTCATTTGGAGAAAGAGTAGTAGCAGAAAGTAATGGTATTGTTTATGCAACTGGTCGTGTATCTAAAAATGGATGGAAAAATGGAAGCAACATTCTAAAACTTGTGAATGTAACTGGTGAATTCATAAGAGGATTTACTATCAAAGGATCTGCCAAGGGCAATACAGCGAAGATTGTTGATGTTGCTACTTCTAAATTTACTCCAAATATCAGATCTTATTATGATAATATTGGTTCTTATACTTCTGATAAAGGTAAACTGAGTGCAAATTCACAAAGAATAACAGACTCATTCTTCTACCAAGACTTTTCATATGTCATAAAATCAAAAACTCCAATTGAAGTATGGAGAAATCTCATCAAAGAGACTACTCACCCAGCTGGATTTAAACTATTCGGTGAAGTAATAGTAGAATCTTTTGGAGAGAGCAGAGTAAGAAATACATCGTCAAGCAATTTTACTATTATTAACCTAGAACCAAAGAGTGTTTTGAATCTCTCCACAAAGAGAACCTTGAAGCAATCTTTTGTAAGTCTCAACAATCTTAATGAAGAGTATGGATTGGGATCAGTTTCTGTTGATAATCAAAGTAATGCTGAGACTTATTCAACAGAAATTATATTGGGTACTGCTTTTGATGGAGAATATGATCCAGATACTGGAAAGGTTGTTGGTACAAAAACTTTCAGTTTGATTGATAAATCAACTGGTCTTGCAATTGCACCATATAATGAAGAACAATTATTGATTACGATTGATGGTGTTATTCAAGAGCCTGGTATAGCATATACAGTTTCTGGGTCTAGCATTACATTTGCAGATGCTCCATTAGGCACTCGTGTCTCAGAAGGTCAAACAATACCAGCACAATCTTTCTATTGCAAGTCTTTCAGATTCAAGTCAGATACTCTAAATCAGCAGTATCTTAGAAAAGCTAGAAACTTCTTCCAGAGAAATGGAAGATGGTTGGATGCAGCAAATCAAGTTAGATTCAATAAAGATTTTATTGCAGAAGAATCTATTGGATATGTAATTGATAAGTATCCAAATGTTCCATGGAATATCTACAGATCTAAGTGTATTAGAGATATTAGATTTGTTATTGATGCATATGAACATGATTTAAGATTTGGCGGAAACTTCAAATCAATCTTCTCTGCAGAGTCTTATTATACTGGAAATGTATTAGATCATATCAACGAAGAACTTACAGAGACCTTAGATGCGTTCAAATATACAGCAAAATTGTGCTCTGCTGCTGCCAGAAACTGGGATTATACAGTAACTAATGCTGTATTTACTTCTGCATCTGACATAGTAACAGTTCCATCTACATTTGGAATTGTAGTTGGAATGAATGTCAGTAGTGGTACACAACTACCAGAAGGAACTGTTGTATCGGAAATTATTAATGATACTCAAGTAAGACTATCAAATGCTGCTAGATCTGGAGCTGGACTTAGTGCTTTGATTGTTGGTCCAACAGAAACCGTTACCATAACACAAGATGAAACTTATGCTGGTGTTTTGAACGCTGGAGATTTGAATGTTGGCGTTGATCCTGTTCCTGTTGGAGCAGTTACGCTAACTTCGGTTGATTCTATTCAGTCAATTCCACAAGCAACATTCTCTTTCAGTAAGATAAACAGCGGAACTTTCTATGATGCTTCTAACCTTATTGAAAGAAATAAAACATATATCCAAGAAGAGACTCTAGGATGGGTAAAAAATGAGTATCCTGCTCTAATAATCCCAGATGAAACCAAGTGCAAGAGAGATACTGGATATCTAGTAGATGCAATAGTGTATTCTCTAAGATATGGTGGGACGCAAGAGATAATTGATTTCGCAAAAGCATATTACGATGGTAATAACGTTAAGTTTATCAATAATGAACTCACAGAATCTGTAGACGCTTTCCAATATGCTATTGGTTTGATGGTTCTTTCTATGAGAGGAGAACTACCTGCAGGTACATATACATCCGCAGTTCCTTTCTATGATTCAAATATTTTTGACGATTCAAATGATATTCTACCAAAATGTTTCCAGGTAGAGTCAGCTTTGAATGCATACTCTGGAATAATTGAAACTCTCCTTTTACAGGGTATCAACCTTATTCAACCCGAACCAGAAAACAATCAGAGAAGGGGCAACTGGACAAATCTAAGAACATATTCAAACTATAACATTATACCAGATCCATTACTTCTAGATGAAGAATGCTCTGATGTTGAGTCTTCACTAGTATCTCTATATTCTGGTATTGAAACTGTTCTTACTTCAGGTGTAGGTGCTGTACAAAAAACAAATCCAGATTATATTGATGGAGAAAATACTGATTTTGAACTCTTCTATGAAGATGGATCTATTGTAAAAACTAACGAGACTGAAGACTTACTAGTCTTTGTAAATGGTGTTCTACAATTACCAGGAACATACGATATCATTAGGTCAGAAGATCAAAATACTTCCGATACAGTTTCATTCTCTTCGCCACCAATATGGGCACAAGAAGAAAATACAATAACCGTACAAGAACCAATTGCGGTAGATAAAACTTTTGTAGTTAGAGTTGGAAGTTATGAAACTCTAACTATAAACAACGAAAGAATTTCTATCAAGAAAACAGGTCCATTCCTAATGTTTGATAGGGAGACTAGATCTATCAGAGGTATTGATGATAGCAAATACGCTTATGTGTTTATAGATGGAGTTTTACAAAGAGATCAAAGTTCGTATAATATTAATGGAAACACGATAACCTTTACAGAACCACTAAGATCTTTTACTTTACCAGATGGAACAGAGGTTTTACAGAGAGTTGATATTTTAGTTCTGTATGGAAGAGATCTAGAGAAAGAACTTACTTTCTATAACTTTGAACCAGATACTTACTACAATAGAATATCTTTGAGAATTTCTGATAGTAGTCAAGATAAGACTACTTTATTGAATATAAAATCTTTCTTTAATTCTTTATTCCCTGACAATTACCCAATCGTTTCTTCTAGAAATGGAGCATATCTTTTTGAGCAAAATTCTGATACTGGAAATATTTCTAGTATTGGTAAAATTATAAGAATTGATGATTTTGTCAATTATTTTGATGTTACGTTGTTGGGTAATAACGTCGTTGATTTAGATCCAAATGGTACTTATATAATTTCACCTAATGGTAGATTAGATAATCCAGATCTGTTCTTGTTTACAAGAACTCAAGATCTTTCTATAGAATATACGTATTTCCGAGGTGATAATGATCTTAGAAAGTTAGTACGAGATGAAGCATTTAGAACAAAATCTTTATCAAACTTGCAAGTTAATGATACTGTAAAAATTGATGGCGAATCTAATTACAGAAAGATTACAAGAATTCCAGAATTTGTCCATCTAAAAGATTTTAGACACGAAAAAGAAGTGTCTAATCAAATTTATGGTAAGGTTGGTGCAACGAATTATAATGGGTTTACTTATGGAACTGGTCTTGGAGTTACAGCAAATATTGAAAATGGTTCAGTAGTTTCTCTTGATTGGAATAAGAGAGATATACAATTATTTGTTGATAACGATATCAAAGATAAAGAAACTGCTACTGGTTATTATACTCCACCAATATTGAATTTCATCCCAGTAAATGAAAATGGAGGGGGAGCACAGGCTGAGGTATTGGTAGTCAATAAGAGCGTAGTTGATATAATCATCACAAATCCAGGATCTGGTTACACAGAAGCTCCTAAGGTTGTAGTTTCCAGAAGATATAAGAGAGTAAAAGAAAATAGAAAGATTGATTATATTACTTTCTTTAGCATTAGTCCAAGAATTGAAGTAGATGATCTAATTGTTTTTACTTCAGTTAGCGGTACTGATACAGAGGGTATTAATACTATTACTTCGGAAGCTACGTTGGGGTTTGGTCGAGATACTACGGTAGAAAGACAAATTACCGAAATAGTACAAGTACAAGATGTAGTAAGTATTAGTTCTACGTCAACAACAAATAAAATTATAATAATAGAACCATCAGTAATAGAAGATTCTATTGTAAGTATTGAAAAATCTATAGAATCCATAATAGAATCTGATGTTAGCATAGTAACTTCCATTCATAACAAGACTGTATCAAAACAAAGTACTTTTGTTGGTGCAGTTGATAAGTTGTATGATGGTACATATCCTAATGATTTCTATACGCAAAATATTCTAGGAAATAGACTTGTTACATTAGAATCATTCAAGTTTATTGATTATGGATATTCAAATGTCTCGGAAGTTACAATTGAAGAATACTCCGCATTATATCCAGAATTGACAATTGAAGATTTTGATAATCCAGATACTCTCAAAGTTTCACCATCCAAGTCTCGTAAATATATTTCTGGATATCCATCTATCAATAATTTTGGATCTATGATCACTCAAGGATTTGATTTTAATATTGGAGATACTGTTCTTTATACGGACACTTCTGCTTTCCCATCTGAAGGAGAACTGCTAGTTGGCGATGAAATAATCTCATATACATCCAAACTATCCGATCGTTTATTGGGAATAACCAGAGCTCTTAATGGAACTATAGAGCAGAATCATTCTGCAGGTGATTATATCAGAACGTTCTGAATTCAAACGTTATAAATAAATCAGAAATTGTAAAAGAGTCTTATAAATGCCTGCCATCATTTCAGATAAGTTTAGAATTTTTAATGCGAAACAATTCATAGAGTCTTTCAGTGAAGGTAGTAGTGATACTAGCGATGAAAGAAGCAGATTGTATTTCTTTGTTGGTCGTCCACAAAGATGGGATGCGTATTTAGAAATCTATAGTCAAAACGCAACTGCTTTTAACGAAGGTGACGAAGTATATGTTGGAACATCATATCTCTCATCTACCTTCAAAGGAGTGGTCAGAGAAGTTTATACAGATAGTCTTTTACTTTATAATGTTAATGGTGCTAGTGGAGTTTCTAGCGTACCAACTCCAGGTTCAACCCTAAAAGGATATTTGGGTGGATCAGACACAGGAGCTACTGCTAAAACAGGCATCTATCGTTATGGAACTGAGGAGTTTCCAACAGTTCCCGAAGATAATCAAGATGAAAAATTTGAAGTCTATGATGATCTGATTGCAGCAAAGAGAATTACGGATCAGTATGTAAGATCTGTGATCAGAAGATATAATTGGCAAGTGAATACCACATATGATATGTGGAGACCAGATTATGCTCCATCTGGAACTGGTAGAACAGGCAATCTAACTGCTACTGGTCAATCATCTATTGCTGATGCTAAGTTCTATGTAATGAATGCTCAGTATGAAGTTTGGAAGTGCATTTATAACGGAACAAATCCAGCAAATCCAAATGGGCAATTATCAGTTAACGAACCCACAACCACAGACCCTGGATATGTTGGCGCTACAGGGTTGCTTACTCTTGGAGCGTATACTTGGAAATACATGTATACTATTCCAACAGATGATGTTCTAAGATTTCTTTCATCTGACTTTATGCCAATTGTATCTGCTACAGATGCAACTAGAATCGCAACGGAAGGTATAGCAGTTCCAGGTGCTATTGATGCATATTTGATTGAAGATGCTGGATCTGGTCTTCCTGCTGACGGAACTTACTATGCTCCTGTTGTTGGTGATGGTACTGCCGCATACGCTACGATTACTATTGCATCTGGCGCTGTTACATCTGTAACTGTTGGTGGTCGTGGTCAAGATTATACTTATGGAGAAATTTTCCTCAAGACAGGAACGGGTTCTGGTGCAACTGCATATGGACTATTCACAAATTCTGCTTTAACTAGTGCAGCTACTGTTGGTGCTGGAGCAACTGGTAAGATCAAAGTCATTATTCCTCCACAAGGTGGTCATGGTAGTGACATGGAACTAGAACTAAATGGCAAGAGAGTAATGGCGAATATTCGTCTTACTTATGCAGAAGGTTTTGGTGACTTCCCTGTTGACAACGACTTCCGTAGAATTGGTATTATCAAAGATCCATACGTAAATGGAACTACTACTTATGCTACAACAGATACTCTAAATGGATTGACTGCACTAAAGATTGATAGTGCTGGAGCAGATTATACCCCAGATGAAGTTGTAACTCAAACAGTTACTGGAGGAATTGCAAAGGGAACTGTTGTTTCTTGGACTCCAGATGCTCCAGGAAGTTTTAGTGGTATTCTAAAAATCTTCCAGTCACCAAGATATCACAAAGATAATGGTGTTGTAAGAGCATTTGAAAATGGTCCTGCTACTGTTGATGGAGAAGATTCTTTAGCATCAGGAACTGTTGATTCCTCATATAATGCTTCTGAAAACAATGATCCAATTTCTCCATTCTTTGGAAACTTTGCTAGCGGCATTTCTCAGCCCGAAATTGATAATAATTCTGGAGATATCATATACATAGAGAATAGAAGATTAATCACAAGAGCTGCCGACCAGATTGAGGATATCAAACTAGTTATTGAGTTCTGATTAACCTGCTTATATCAATAAAAAAGTAGATAGAATCACAAAATGCCACAGAAGACTAACCTCAATGTAGATCCCTACTTTGACGATTTTGATCCGTCTAAAAATTTCTATAGAGTTCTTTTTAGACCTGGATATTCTATCCAAAGTAGGGAACTCACTTCCTTGCAATCTATTTTACAAAATCAAATAGAGAGCTATGGAAAGTTCCAATTCAAACAGGGAGAGCTTGTAGTACCTGGAGAGGTTGGTCTTAATAATAGACTAGACTACGTAAAGCTGTCATCAGTTTCCGAAGTGGCAGTAAATGTTAATGGCGAGATAACGTATCAGAAATATGATATCAAGCAATTAGTAGGACAAAAAGTTCAGGGAATTACCTCGGGTGTTGTTGCTACTATTGTCACAGCAGAATATTCAAATCCTTCAGAAGCAGATACTCTTTTTGTAAATTATACAAATAGTGGCGATGCTGCAGATGAAGCAACTTTTAGACAAGGAGAAACTCTAGAAGTAGTTGATGGTGTAAATACACCTCTATTGGTCGTAGGAACAGATGGCAGCGTTCTTCCTACTTCTATTACTATAACAAATCCAGATACTGGTGAGACTACAACAAAGTTGAGTCCAGCGATGGGTTTTGCTTCTGCTGTCAAGGTAGAAGAAGGAATTTATTTTGTAAATGGATTCTTTGTAAGAAATAGTGAGCAACTATTAGTAGTTAATAAGTATTACGATAGACCATCTGCAAAGGTTGGATTTAGAATATCTGAATCTATAGCAGCTGCAGAAGATGATAATTCTCTATACGATAACGCAAGAGGATTCTCAAACTTTGCTTCACCTGGAGCAAATAGACTGAAGATTACACTAGATCTTCAAAAGTATGGTTATACAGAATCAACTGATAACAATTTTATTCAGTTACTCAAGATCAAGTCTGGTGTAATTGAGAAGAAGATCAAGAAGGCAGATTATACTCTTATTGAAGATACTCTAGCTAGAAGAACTTTTGATGAGTCCGGAGATTATGTTGTACAGGATTTCTCTATTGATATTAGAGAGTATTATCAAAAAGATGGCAATCTAGGATTTTATAATCTAAACAGGGAAACAAATACTGTAAATGATATTCCTGTAGTAGAAGCAGAAAGAAAGATGGTTGCTTCTGTAGGTCCTGGAAAGGCTTACGTTAGAGGATATGAAATTGTAAATAAAGAGACTAAGTTTCTTGAGGTAGATAAAGCAAGAGATACGATTGAAAGAGACAATATTACCATCAAAGGTAAAGGTCTAGTAGACTTCAAGATTTCAAACGTTTATGGATCAGTTCCTCTAAATGCAGATGGCGCAGAGTTGACTGCATATCCAAACGTTTTTCTATATTCCACATTTAATGATTCCAGTATTGGACTGAATTCAAAAGCGTCTGAAGGAGGGTACAAAAATACAATTTCCAGAAGAGGTGAAGAATATGCATACTCTTCAGAGGGAGTAACTTTTAGTAATGAAGATATTGCTATAAGAACGATTTACATAGAGCAAAGAGATACTTCATTTACTTTTGGTGATATTACAAATTTAAATTTCGAGACTGAATTAGGAACCTTATGGTTTAGAAAAACAGAAGATACCGTAGATTCTTTCCGTTCTATTGCGTGGTCTATTGTAAAGAGACCAGAAATTGATGGTACAGGAACTAATGATTACTTAGAACTTACTGTTTATGGAAGAAAAGATCAATTAGATGCTTATCTAAAAGAATATAATGAAAATGATAACCTAAAAGAAACTAAAATCTTCAGAGATAGAAATCAAGCTATTAGTCCAACTGGTCAAGAATTTGGTATTGTAAGAGATTACAACAATTCATTTACTCCATTAGTAGGTGTAGCAAAACCAAAGAACTTCTATTTCAGAGATCTTCCATCAGGATTCAACCCAAATAATGACAAGGTACTATCTGGATCTAATTTTGATGATGCCACTTTCTCACTATCATACTTCAATCCAGTCTTCTTCACTAAACTAACTCTAGATGCCCCTGTAACACTAAACACCTTTATAGCAGGAAAATATATTGTAGGAACGAAAAGCGGCGCTTATGGGGTCGTAGAGGGTTCTCCAAACGGGTTCTATTCTTATGGTGATACTCTATTCGTAAAAACCCTATATGGTAACTTTATTCCTGGTGAAACTATCTTTGACGAAGACAATAATGTAAGAAGAATTGCAAATGAAAATACCATTTCTCATTTTGTTGTAACAAGAAGAGGTAGTGGATATACTCAAAGTGCTACACAGATTTCGGTTGATGGTGTCTCATACGATGCATCAAAGATTTCTGTTGGTGTTGATAATACTGGTGCTCTTTACAAAGTTACGGTTGCCAATAGAAATGCGTTATTGCAAACCTATGCAAATCCTCCAGCAGTAACAGCAAAACTATCTTCTGGAGATCCAACTTCAGAAGCAGAAGTAATTGCAGTATTGTTTAGAAATACTGTACTTACTTATTCTCCAGAAAATATTAAGTCTTTCTATTCGGTATTTGGATCTGGAAATGCAAACAGATTTACTGCAGATGCTGAGCTCAGCAAAGAAGAATACTCATTCATCGATCAAGTAACATCATTTACTTTCTCTGGAACACAGGGATATAAATTCCTTGAGTGTAATGGATTTGGTGACGATGGATCAAATTATGTAGAGCAGGGAGATCTAATTCAGTTTACCGACTCTACTGGTGTTGTAAACAGATCTGTTGTTCAGTATGCAACCAAATCTTTAGGAACAAAAAAAGTAAGAATTTACTTAGATTCTGCTTTACGAAATGATGTACTAAACTCATCTGTTGTTAGAGTAAGACCAAAGCAATCAAATACAACAACGTCAACTCTGATTTTCCCAACAGGAAGCAGACAAGTAAAATCTCTAATCAAAGATGTATCTGATTCTAAATTCAAGTATTACTTCAGAAGAGATTTTGTAACTACTGGATCTTCAAGTGGAGGTAATCTAACATTTGCTGCTCAATTACCTTTCGGAACACAGAGATTTGTATCATACACAAAAGAGAATTACGTATTTACTGTTCTGAATAAAGGAAGTTCAGATGTAGTCAATAATGGAGATATTGTTTATATTGATGAAAGTTATGTCAATATAAACACATCAACTGATTCTACGAGTGGTCTTACTTCTGGAAGTATTACTCTAACTCTCCCTTCCGATTTCTTTGGTGATATTGCAACTGGATTCCCAACTCTGAAACTTACTGCTACTTTAGAAGTTTCTAAAGCAAAACCAAGACTAAAAACTTCAATTGCAAATAAGAGAATTGTAATTACTGCTGCTGGAGATAGAGTTGTTCCTCTACGTGGTTATGATTATGACACAGCAGATACAGAAGTATTTACTTACTCCGATGTTTATAAACTAAGATATATCTACGAAGGTGGAGCAAATCCTCCAGTAGTAGACTCAGATGGTGTTTTGATTAGTGGTAATGATATTACTAGCAGATTTACTTTTGATGATGGTCAGAGAGATACATTCTATGATGTTTCTAGAATTGTACTAAAACCAGGATTTGATCCTCCTATCGGTCAATTAGTAGTTGGGTTTGATTACTTTGATCATTCCCAGGGAGATTTCTGCACGGTAGATTCTTATTTACATGAAGCTGGCGTTGGAGAACAAGAAATTCCAGCATTCAATTCTTCTGTATTTGGTAACGTTTCTCTCAAGAACGTAATTGATTTCAGACCTAAGGTTGATTCTAATTCAATCGTAACAGGATTCCAAGATACATCAATACTTTCACAAACAAATGCTTCCAGTTTTGCAGGTCCAGGAGGAATTGCAAGCAGCACTCCTGCTATAGATTCCAATTTAGAATTTACGATTTCATTTAGCGAAACACAATATCTTGATAGAATTGATGGCGTCTTCCTAACCAAGAAGGGAGAGTTTGCTATTAAGGAAGGAAATTCCTCGCTAAATCCAGCAAAACCAGAAACTATTGATGATAGTATTCCTCTATATTACATCTACGTTCCAGCTTATACCAATACAAGCAAAGACGTAAAGATTATTCCAGTTGACAATCGTAGATATACGATGAGAGATATTGGAAAACTTGAGAAGCGTATTGAGCGTCTTGAGCATTATACAACTCTAAGCATTCTTGAGCAACAAGCTCTGAATATGCAAGTAAAAGATGAGATTGGTCTTGATAGATTCAAGAGTGGTTTTATCGTAGATAACTTTGAATATCACAAGGTAGGCAATCTAAAGTCTATTGACTATGAGTGCTCTATTGATACGCAGCAATCTGTATTGAGACCTCAGGTAAAAGAAGATTCAATTTCTCTCAGAGAAGTATTTACTACAAATGATGAGAGATCTATATACGGTTACACAAATAATAATGGTATTGTAACTTTACCGTATACAAATCTTGAGTTAGTATCAAATCAATTTGCTACTAAAACTATCAACCCAAATCCATTTGTTGTTATTCAATATGCTGGCGATGGTGAATTATTCCCTCAAGTTGATACATGGTATGATAGTTCAATTCAACCAATTGTTGTTAACGACAATACTGGACTATTTTCAATTTTCTCTGCTAAGTCAAATGCTGAGGAGGCATTCTCAAGCATCTACAATAGTTCAATCATCAATTGGATAGGTACAAATAGAACATTCTTCAATATTGATCCTCTTACTCAAACAGATAGTGAAAAATCATCTGCAAATGTAGATCTTGCTCTTGTTTCAAGTAGTTCAAATATCACACCACAAAACTATGAGTTGGCACAAGGTGTAGGAAAAACTACAATCGGTAACAAGTCCGTAGCAAATTCGTTGCAGTTGTTTGCCAGAAGTCAGGATGTAAAATACGTTATTAGAAGAATGAAACCAAAGACTCAGGTCTTTGTGTTCATGGAAGGTAAAGATATTGGAAGATGGGTTGTCCCTGATTCTAGATTTACTGGTATTGCTGGAAATTCTCCATCAGCATTTGGAAGATCTGTAATCACAGATGAGAATGGTAATGCGAGTGGCATTATTATTATTCCTGGTGGATATCCTCCAGTAGAAGGAACTCCTTGGACTAATGATATTCAAACTGTTTTATACGATACGAATACTGATCAACTAAGATTCCCAACTGGAGTGAAGACTATTAGATTTACATCAAGCTCTGTAAATGCTAATAAAGATGAAGTAGATACATATGCAGAAGTAAAATATTATGCATCTGGAATTCTTCCAGAAAATCCAAGTTCTATTATTTCTACTAGACCTTCATACTTCAAGGCAAATGAAGGAATTCAATTAGCAGACAGCAATACAGATATTGAAGTAAAACCAAATCCATTAGCACAAACATTCAAGATTGAAAATTATCAAGGTGGTGTATTTGCTACTGGAGTTGACTTGTTCTTCAATAAGAAGAGTTCTACTATTCCAATTAGAGTTTATCTAACTAATGTAGATCTAGGTAAACCATCCAAGAATATTGTTCCTGGAACTGAAAGCGTATTGAATCCCGAAACTAAGTTGAAAGTATTTGCTAGTGGCAATCTTTCAGTCAAGCAAGGAGAACTTGTAAATGGTGCTAAGTCGGGAGCTTCTGGTCCTCTAGAAAAGATCTTTGATAGAAGCAATATTGAGGTAGTTCCTCTATCAGATGGAACATATAATCTGACAAATGAGCAAGTATATACATTTGTTCTATCTAATCATAATGGTAAGACATTTGTTCAAGATGAGCAAGTCAATACAAATTCTCTAACAGTATACAATAATAAAAATTCAACAAATCTAACTCTAAAGATTGCTAAAGATTCTGGAAAAATTTCAGAACTTGTTATTGATTCCACAGGATCAAATTATGAAGGCGCTATTCTAACTATTGAGAGTCCACAACTTCCTGGTGGAAGCACAGCAGCTGCTGTTTGTAAAGTATCTGGTGGAAAAATTTATGCTACAGAGATAACTCTAAGTGGTAGTGGTTATACAGAAAATCCTTCGGTTGTTATTAGAGGAGTTGGATCTGGAGCAGCAGGAGCAGTTGTAAAAGCAAATATTGAAATTAATAGTCCTGCAGTTTCCATGGGTGTTGCAGTTGACGACTTTACCAATTTTGGAACTTTCAATTCGGTAACTCCAACCAACTTCAAGTTCAAGCATCCAGTTTACTTACAAAATAATATTCAATATGCTCTTGTCGTAGAAACAGACTCTACCGATTATATGATGTGGGCGTCTAAACTTGGCGATCCTGATATTGCAACAAGTGTAACAGTTACAACACAACCTGCTCTAGGTTCTCTTTATAAGTCCCAGAATATTGATAATTGGACAGAAGATCTGTTTGAAGATGTCAAGTTTACTCTATACAGAGCAGAATTTGATATTAGTAGAACAGCAGAATTATTCTTGAAGAATGATCCTCTTGGATATGAAAGATTATCAGTAGATCCTTTTGAGACTTCTGCTAGATCAGATTCAACTGCAACTTCTACGTTATTCAAAAATAACAATACCATTCTGAGAGTTTCTCACAAGAATCATGGTTTTGAGGGTGGTGGTAAGTCCTATGTATTCTTTGATAATGCAAGAGATGTTGGAGGAATCACAAGTTCCGTTTTGAATACAAATCTATTTGAAGTTACCAATTCTGGTATTGATACTTACGATATTCAAGCTCCCAATAGAGCAGGTAGTAGCGT